CTAACTCAATGATACTTTTAATTTCTGGAACACTGTCAAAAATATTAAACAATATATTTGCTTCGTGCTTATATCTATTTTCCCACCCCCCTGGATCAGCTAAATCATAATCGTTATCCCAGTATGTATCTATATTCTCTGGTTTAACAACATAACTTTCGTGTCCTTCGAGTAAAAATCTTTCTAATTCGATTTGGTTTGTCATAATTTAACTCCATCTTTTGTTATTACAATCATTACATTATTATACTCCTCAAGTAATGTTAAATTTTTGATTTGCCATTCCTCTTAAAATATGCTAATTTATGTTTGTTGCTTGTGAACAACGTTACACCGCAGGTGAAAAGCTGGTGAACAAGGCTCGCAAAGTTGTTTTCAAGTGTTTGTCTCGGAGAGACGCAGCCGAGGCAACGGAGTTGCCTAGTTGTCACGTTATATTTATGCCTACACTTCAATATGTGCATAGTCTTGAGTATACCAGATAGCAACAGTAAATCTCTCACCTTTAGTTACTTCTGTGACTCCGTGTAAAAAAGTATCATTTGATGGAAATACTAAAAGACTATTAGCTTCAGGTTTATAAGCCCAGTCAATTCTTGGAAAATAGATCTCTCCACCTTCATAATCATCGTTTAAATAATAAATAGCTGACCATGTTCTGAAACTAGTTGGATGGTCAGTTTTGTCTCCGTCAGGCCAAGAATTATCGGAGTGAACCGTCATATCTGTTCCTTGTGTCCACCTAGTTAACTCTGTATTATCAGGAATGTGTAGCTCGTTTGTACATTCATGAATAATTTGTTGCCCTAAAAATCGTACATAATTCATATAAGTTTTAAAAGTAAACTGTACCTCACTATTAATATCTAATAGTTTAAAAGGAATGGTACGACCTATGAAACTCTTGATAGATTGAGCTTTTGTAAAATATTCATTATTAAATAGCTTTGTGTTTGCGTGTGTTAGTTTTAAAAAATTATTCCAACCAACTGCTTTATCAAAAACATCTTTTTTAATAAATACATTTGATAAACAGTTTTCTCTATCATTACCTGTGATGGGTTTAATCTCATAAATTTTTTCAGACATACTTACTTATCCTTAGATCTGGCCCACAACCACAAAAATTAAATGGACATTTTATAGAGTTAACTGGTTTAATTAAATTTTTTTTATAAATATTTCCCATTTTTGCTTTTGGATAATTAAGTAAACAAGCACTTGGAAAAACATCACCAGTTGGTTTTATGTGAAGCCGTAGTTGGCCTACTTCGCAGCTCATTCCTTTAAAATTTGTAATGCTATTAGAAAAAAAGTCAGTAATACTACTGATACTTTTTTCTTTTCCATCTGAATAAATAATTTTTGTAGTATATTCCTTATTAAATTTCTTTTTATACGAGTCATTTATAATTTTAGTTTGTTCTTCTGTATAATCAATTAGTTCAGTTGCAATAGTATTTTTAGTAGGAGCTTCGTTTTTTATAAAAGATATATCAACTGTATCTAAGAAATCAAGACTTTTTCTTGCTGAGAGTACTTTATCCCAATAGCGAGTGTCTCCAAGAATAGAAACTGTTCTAAGATGATCACTTTCATTTATAGTTTTAATTTTACTTACAATTTCTTTTTCATCTGCAAACTGGGGATGCCAACTAACATCAATGCATTTTTTCGGTATTAGTTCTTTAATTTTGCTTTCTAAAGTCTTTTTAGGTATTGATAAATTTGTTATAATTTTTGGAATAAAATCCATATTATAAATAATATTAAGAAGAGAAACCCAATCTTTATATAGCATAGGCTCTCCTCCTAATAGTTCTACTTTAGCAATTTTATTACCTAGATAATTTTTAAGATATTCTAAAGCTTCTTTGTATTGTTCTAAAGATTGAAAATGAGTGGGACCTTCATTATTATAACTAACACAGTAAGTACAAGAATAATTACATCTCATAGTAAGATCCCACTCTATCTCTACCTGATAATCTGAAAAAGTTGTTATTACAGATTTAAAGTTAGCCTCTGCCAATGATTTTTCCAACATCACCTTCAAAAGTATAACTTCCAACATGGTTAAGTTTTGTGTTAGGATCTAACCAAATTTCTCCCCCAAGTTTTTGCCAACGACGGCAGAAAGTATAGTCTTCTGAAAGATATCGATTATCATCAGGATCGAGCCAAGTATCAAATAGAGCATAACAATACTTATTAAACTTTGGATCGATATTTGAATCATTACGATAATGAAGCTCTGGATGAGCTTGCATCATCTTTTCTACCACTTCACGTTTAATTAAGAAAAATCCAGTAGAAGCATCTAGTACTTCAACAGCACCATTCTCAACTCGAACTTGTTTCTTTTCCATATCTCTAAATTTAAAGTTAATAGCATACTGAACTGGGAGAGCTTTTTTAGGATAAGCTGCTGCCATAATAGGTTTATCATAAGCTAGTGCTCGAAGAATTGAATCTGGATCAAACTCAATATCAGAATCAATAAACATCAAGTGAGTACAGTCAGATTCCATAAACATTGCTGTAAGAATATTTCTTGCACGAGTGACTAATGATTCATTGCGAAGAGTAGTGATTCTAAAGTTGATTCCATGCCTCATAAATGTTTGTGACATACGAAACATTGAAAGAAAGTATTGATCTGTTAGCATACCTCCGTAACAAGGTGTAGCAAAAAAGATATTATGCTTTCTCAATAATTCTAGATCAATTGTTGCTTGATTACCTTCAACAGCTTTGAAAGCACCAAAACGTTTTTCCGCTGGTGCTTCAGAGCCATTAGCAGGTTTCATATCTGCTAAAGATTTTTTCATTAGGCTAAATCATCCACGTCTTCTACAGGCTTGAATTCGTCGGAAACATCTCCAGCGAAGTAAGAGGTGTTTTGCAACAACCACTCTTTTTGTTCATCATATGTTTGACGCTTATAGATTTTTGAAAGATCAAATAGTTCAAGCTCTTTTTCTGCATCTGTAAGAGGCGCATTATTACGAGCTGGAATGATTGAATATTTGACGTTTTGTGGTAGTGGTCCTGTCTTTTCTTTTTTAATAGTAATATCATAACCATTACTTGGATCTGCAGGATTACCATAGTCTGGATTTGTTGCGTAATCTACAATCTGTGAATAGATAGTAGCACGAAGGTCAAACAGTTTTATTGAACCGTCTGAACGGTCAATTACATTACACACATACGAAAATTGTGGCTTATCTGAATAGATAGCTTCATCAATTTCTTTGAAAGGGTCTTGAGCAGAATTATCAAAAGATTCTGTCTCACGAGAGAATTGAAGACACTCAACTGGCATTTTTTTGCCTTCTTTTGTTACTACCCAATAGCAGTAACGAGGCATTACATCACCAATTAAACGTACTTTAGTATCACCAACACCGAGTGTTAGTCTTTCAATTTCTCTTCGTTGATTTGAACCAGAGGATTGTTTTCCTTTGGCTTGATCCCATGCGACCATAGTTGTTTCTCCTTTGTTGTTCGTAAGAACTTAAGTGTAGGATTTCCTCGACTCCGAGGACTCAGGTAAAAAATAAATTTTATCGCCTTTAGTGTGAATATAAGGATTCGTTAAATCTTTTCTTATATAAGTTTTTGCAATGTAATCTTGTTTTTCGCTTATTCGCCTCATTGATAACATTTGCAAATATTCTGTTTTCTTTAATATATTAACGTTATGAGTTAGAAACCACGGGTTTATAAAGTAACTCATAGGTTCTATAGTTTTATAATGACACTCTAAACCTTTTTCAGTTTGTTCTAAAATACCAGTTGTAAATAGGTGAACTGGTATATGATTTATTTTAAGTGCGGTCATTAATCCTTTAGTTGTTCTTGGATTATACAATTTTGTTTGTGCAAAGGTCAAGATAAGAATGGCAGCTTGATCTTTTCTTGCCTTTGACTCAATTTCGTACCAGTTAAAATAAGTTATTTCCATTTTTGACATATCATTAATGAGTTTGTTAAAGAGACTTTTTTTAGTATGTTGTAATCTAGTAATGGATCAATAAAATATTTAATTTCTTCATAATCATGAAATATAAAATATTTATCAATGTGTTTCCATATATTCTTTATATTTTCATATATTATATTTGGTTCCACATCTATAAAAGCTGTTTCAAAATTTTGATTTAATTTTACTGATTGTGAATTAGCTGTTAAGAAAACACAGTTTTTTAAAAGTACATAATCATCTTGTTTAAATGCTTTTAGTGGTCTTTTTCTTTTATCAACACTTACTAATATTCTGTTGGTTTTTAGTGCTGAAAGAATTATTTTTGTTGAACCCCCAAAATACCTACCCAATTCTAAAACATCTCCACTGGTATTTTTTATAAACTCATACAAAGCTTTTACTTCACTTTCTTCAAGCACTGTAAATTCTTTACAATATGTAATATCCACGTTGTTTATACCATTCAAGACGTTTAGTTTGTTGTCTAGCTACGATACCTCCTGATAACCAAAAATCAACAATCATAGGAACTTGTTTGTCTGGGTGTTCACGTATGATACGACCTACTCTTTGTTCAAGTTTTATAGGATTATTAGAAGGACAAGTAAGATAAAGAGTATCAAGCCGATGACAACTAATCCCCTCATCAAATAGTTTGGTTGAGAGTACACACTTGTATTTTCCTCCAACATTTTGAAGAACATCCGTTCTAGTTGATTCATCTGATTCTCCTATAAGGCATACACTGTCAGGTATAAGCTCTTGTAAGTCTTTTAACATTTGTACACGCTCACCTAGTATAAGAGGACAACGACCAGTGACTATCTGACTTTTGGCAAAATTAGCGATAGCTTTCAAGTAATCTTTGTTAGCGCAAAGTTTGTTCAACTGGCGCGACCAGTCTCTTTTTGGATCAATTACTGGAAATCTAAAATCAGTACGTTTAATTTGAACTACTGGGTCTTGTAACTGTCTTGGGTCACGAGCCTCAACCATAAAAGGTGAAAAATAATCTGCTAGATATACGTGTTTGCCATCTTTACGTTTTGGTGTAGCTGAAATGCCGATTTTTATCTTTGCATTTAATGCGTTTAAAGCTGTAGAAAACATTTCAGCAGGACAAAGATGAGCTTCATCTACTAAAATAGTTGAGAAAGCGTTTTCAAGCTCATCTCGGCGATTGTAGATTGATTTGTAAATACCGACAGTAATATCTTGAACATCAAACAGTCCATCTCCGATTTTGCCTATTTTGGCAGATGGAAGTTGACGTTCAAGTTCTTCGATCCACTGTCTAAATAGCAGCTTTGTGTGAACCATAACTAGAGTTTTAGTATTATTTTTTGAAATAATCTCACAGCCAGTAAAAGTCTTTCCCCACCCACACGGAGCTTGTAAAATCCCCGAACGGGCACGTCCTCGTGAAAAAAACTTATCTACAACTTCTTGTTGTTCCCAACGCAATTCACCGATAAAATCGTGTGACTCTTCCATTTGAACAAAATTTCTATCATCTTCTATTTCATCCCACTCAAGTTTATGATAAGAATTTGAAGGTACTATGTAATACTCATCATTTTCTTCTATTGTAGATAACCATTCATCACCATTATCATAAGTGTAAAGAGATAATAGCTGATCCTCATCAAAAACATCTTCTTTTTTGATGTATATTTTTTCAGCTAAATAAATCTTTTTAACATGTGCTTTATTCATTTTTTTTTTACAAACCATGTGCCATATTTAAATACACCAGAGTTATCAATTTGATCATTTCCATCTGTTTTGAAACAATGCATTACTGCTGCAGGGACTGTTGAATGATCCCAATCGTCTCCTGCTAGTAATCCACCAACTTTCAATTTGGGCCACCAAGCTTTTATATCTTCTATTAAATCTTCAGTTGTATGTGAAGCATCAAGATATACCATTTCTAGAGAAAAATCTTCATATAATTTAGCTGCTTCTAACGATGTCATTTTATGAATTTTGTTAATATTTTTTAAAGTATTAGATTTAGTTAAATTATCAATAAAACCTTTATATAAGTCACCGCCAAAATAATTTACGTAGTCTTCGTGCTTATGTTCACTGAAATTGCTTATTTCAAATAAATCAACACAGTCAAAAGTAATATCTTTTTTATATTTTTCAATTAAATAACTCATAATAGCAGATGACTGACCGAAAAAGCTACCTACCTCAACAAAATGAGCTTTTCCTGTGGTTGACTCAACACAAAGTTTATAGAAATCATGATATCTACAATACCCAAAAAGATCATGATCATTTATAGTTACAAACCTGCTTCCATCTTCGTATATTACTTCGTACTTTTCCCCTTTTAAAAGATTTTCTAAATAATTCTTTTTCATAATACTATTTTATCATCTCCTCCAGCAGGTACTTTTACAACTACTATTTTATAATCTGTAATACCAATAATATCATTTATATCACCTTTTTCAAAAATAATGATATCACCTTTTCTACACTCTCTATTACCAGCCATTACAATTCCTTCAGTAATTAATATTATTTCTCTGCATTTGGTGTGGTAATGAGGTTCGCAACTTAACTTCTCTACCTCATCATAACAAACTTCAAATTGATCTGTTTGAATAAGTGCTTCAGGATAGTCTCCTATAAACCAACCTCTTGAACCTACGTCGTTTAGTTTTAAAAACTTCATATAGTTACACTCTTTAAATTTTTTAACTCATTAGTTATTTCAAAAGGATACCACTCTTCATTAATGAAAACCAATGTCATAAATAACTCATCTGACTTCTCAAATTCAAGTGCTTCATTAGTAGGCATAGTAAAAGGATAAGAGATACCTTTTACAAATATGTGTGAACCTCTTGTTTTTATTATTTGTCTACTTGTAGCTTTTACAGATTCTTGTTGTGTAAGGTCGTATGGTTTTGCATTTGCATCCATACCCCACCTTACTTTACTTACAATAAGTTGTTGAAGATTAGCACAAGTAGTATCAAATTTTAATCTCTGATTCATTTGAGCTAAACGAGCAAAATAGTCACCTTGTAGACTTTTATCATCTACAGTTTCTCGGTGACTATCTTTGCGTCTTATTACGTATATCTTTGTTAAATCATAAGAGATTGCGTAAGGTTTTTCTATTAACCCAAAAAAAGGATATGTAATACCATTAAATTTCGTCAAGCTCACCCCAGCTCGGACCCACTTCAAAATCTACCTTAATAGGGCAACCTGGGATTGTAAGTCCACGATCTGTTTGAATACAGCGGCGAGCGTTTTCAATATACGTATCAATTAAATCTTCTCTTACTTCAGCTACGATAGAATCATGCACTACTGTAAAAGGTAGAATTGCATCAAGATAGTCATTATCTTCAATCCACTTAATTAAATCAATCACACCGAGAATATTAATATCAGAAGCAACAGATTGAACTAAAAAGTTCACACCAGAACGAATTGCATGTTTTGCTACACCTTGATTCGGTGATTTAGCTTCTGGTAGTCTGCGTTTGCGACCGAAGAATGAATAGATAAATGCGTGATTCTCAATCTGATGGTTTGATGAATCAATAAACTTTTTAAGCATTTTTGCTTCTGAAAAATATTTATTGATAAATTGTTTAGATTGTGGAACAGAGATTTCTTCACCAGGCTTTGCGTCTTTATTAACAGTTTCTGCAATTTTTGCAGGACCTGCTTGATACATAATACCAAAAGTAATAGCTTTAGCGTATTGTCTTTCATTTGGGTGCAGCTTTTTTACTTCATTCACTGCTTCTGGAAGATTAAACATTTGTTTTGCAACATAAGAATGAAAGTCGAGTTTATCAATAAACGCTTTTTGTAAAAACTCATCACCACTCAACATAGCAGCATAATACACTTCAGCAGTTCCAAGATCACACTGAATTATCTTGTATCCTGGTCGTGCTCTGAACAGTTTCTTGATGTCTTTGTTATCACGTGGAATATTCTGATAGTTGAGGTTTCCACTGCTAGATAAACGCCCAGAAGTAGTACCGTGAATATTAAAACCAGAACGAAGCCTGCCATCTTTATCTACTCCATTTCTAATGTTAGAAATATAAGTTCCTGCAAGTTTAGTTTTTTCCCGAAGGTCAAGAATTGCATCAGCAAGA